GTCCGCTCGATTGGCCATTTCAGAGATCCACGACGCTGATGCTGAGGACAGCCGCGTTAACGGTTCGAACTTCCGGCGAGGAAGAGCGACACCGCTAATATCTAAGCCTTTATAGGCGAAGATACCACACGCCTCCCTGAAGTGCCCGGTCCAGTAGGATTTATCCTTATTTGGGATAAATCCGGTGGATTCGAGTAGATCAAGGAGATAGGGGGCGGCTGACGAACTAATGACTATGTCATCGCCGTATACCCTCAGCACCTGGTCTCGACTAGGTAGACCGGCCCTTCTTAGCGCCAGAACACCCAACGCTGTGAAGCAGATTGATTCAATGTCGAACGTCAAGCGTGACCCCATAGGGGCATACTTGTTGAGCGGCACGATATCGTCAGCTACACGAGCATAGGGCGATCGACACGCTAACAGCCACCGCGTGACGTTAGAGGGAAACCAGGCTAACACATGATCCATAGCAACGCAATCGCTTGCTTTGCTGAGATCAATTGTGGCAAGGCTTCCATCCCGAGAACCTAATACCGCCAGTGTTCGACTGGCAGACTGATTCTCCGGGGTATAGTAACGTCGCATCGGCCCACTACTGATGACAGAGCGTAGATGATCATCTACAGCAGATTGCCACCAATTGAGGGCCGCCGGCTCCATAGAAATCTCACGGAGAGACAGTGCGTTCTTGGGGACTTGCGTCCACTTCGAACAAAACTGATAATCTCTAGAGACCTCGAGCGGAGCCAGGTGACATATCTGAGGACATTCGCGAACGGCCAAGCTTGCTAATGAGAGGGGGACCTTACGGAAAGAAATCTTTCTGTTGAGGTCCTTACCTGCGTCAGCGGTTGAGCCGGACGTGTAATATCCGGCTGGGAAAAGGGACGGATCCCAATTCTCAAGCCACCCCGATATAATAGGTAATATATCGGAGGTCAGACTGTTCACCATCGCGGAAGATCGTGTAGACAACCAGGTTTCGTGGTCAAACCATGAAAGCCGTCCACGATCTTTCAGCCCGTCGTGTTCAAGGTGGAATTTAGCCAAGAACACTAACATCCTATGTAGATGCATAAAGGCTGACGGCTCACGCCTGTTTTTGATGTGACTCTTATAGAGACACAGCAAAGTGACTGCGATCTCGTCATCTCTTGCGAGGTCACGAATCTCGGTCAGCGAACCCTCAGACCGAAGCCACGAGGTTATTACCTTTAGACTCATAAAGAAATTA